TCTGTTGTGCAGTTTGCAAGAACCCAAGTTCTTGTTCTATTTGCAGCTGTTCCGCCTTCTATGCTATCTGATGAGCATGTGCCAGACCAGGTTATATTGTTATATGTATAATCAGATCCAGCCTGCCATCCTGCTGTACATGTTGGTGTGCATGCTCTTGAAGTTGCATAGCTTCCATATTCAATTAAATTATCTTCTGTGCAGTCTGCATATCTATAGAGTCTGTATCTCCAACTGTAGGTTCCAGCCTCAGTGCTATTTACACAGCTTCCGCTCCATGTAACTCCGCCATATGTCCAATCAGCATCTACCCATCCTGCTGTACAGCCTATTGTTATTGTTCCTGTTGCAGTTGCGGCAGATTTATTTGAAGGAGTTAAAGTTGTTTGGGCTCCGTATCCTTGATGAGTAGCAGTTCTTGGATATACAGTAAATGCAGTTGGATCTCCATCTGCCCACGCCCAAGTATAATTTAGTTGAGAAGAAGGAACATTTACTGATGTATTGCCTTTGTATACATCATAGGATACTGCACCTGGTGCTGCTGGCCACGTAAGGTATACCATCTTATTTGTATTTATTGGTGTAACTGAAACTGTAGTTGATCCAGCAGATCCAGACCCGCTAAATGTTAGGTCAGACTGTGTAACTGAACCATTATTTGTAGTTACGCTATATGTGGTTGCATTTGAAGATGCAGTAAAGCTTCCGCTATAAGAAAGACCTGACTTGCTAATTGATACAGAGGTTGCTAATGGGGTAGCAGTAATGTCTGTCGCCGTAACGGAAGTTACTGTTGGGGAAGTTACGGCTCCATTAGTTTGACTCGCTGTTGTACTGCCTCTTAAATTTGTTGCAACTACTGTTACTCCTATAGTAGAATCAACGTCTGCAGCAACTGTTGTGTATGTGGATGATGTAGCTCCTGAAATATTATTAGAGCCACGCTTCCATTGATATGTATATGAAACTGGGGCATTTGCTGGATCCATATTCCAGTTTCCCTGCACAGCCCAAACTGTTCCTACAGTTGGAAATGTTGTACCTGAATATGTTAATGTAAGTCCTGTAGTTGATGGTAGATTCGGATATGCAATTTGCCAGCCATTATTATAGACGTAAGCTTTTTTTGCGGCGGCAAATCCTGAGCCAGTGTTTATTTTTAAGGCTTTTGCTTCTTTCCAGGATGAACCATCATTTATTTTCATTTATATCCTAGTACTGTATATAAATATCTCCAGCAACCATTCCAGTAGTAGGTAATGTGCCAGTGTTATTATAGAATGTTTTTGCACCCGCAGCTATTGTTGCGGTACCACCAAGAGCTACTGTAGTTCCATTTACAGTAATAGATGAATTTACTAGCTTGCTGTTGGTTATTGAGCCAGCAAGCATTTCATTTGTTACTGTAGCTGTGTCTGTTCTTACTACCGCTGTTCCAGCAATTTTTGTTTGATCAATTGCTGCTGCTGCGTTTATATCAAAATTTGTAATCGTTCCATTTGCAATCATGTCTGTTGTAATTCCACCAACAATGCCAGAAAGCGCTGCATTGGTAAAGTCTACTGTTCCAGTAAATGATGGGTTGTTAATTGGAGCATAGGCTGCTAAATTAAGAGTTGCCCATGATGATGACGTTCCATTAGTTGTTAAATATTTTCCTTCATTATTTAATTGTGTTGGTAGTGCTGAGATGCCAGTTACTGTTGCACCAGAAAAATCTACTGTACCAGTAAATGTTGGTGATGCTTTTGGCGCATATGTTGTTGATGCGGTTGATGTAGCCAATTTAGTGTCTAATGCTGTTTGGGTTGCAGTAGATATAGGCTTTAATAGATCTGTTGTATTGTCAACATTTCCTAAGCCAACCATTGTCTTTGTTATGCCACCCACTGTACCAGTGAATGTAGGGGAAGCAATTGGAGCATATGTGGATGCTGCATCTGTTGAAGAAAGCTTAGTCCCTACTAATGTTGTTAATGCTGTTCCTGCTGTTTGGTCTGAGGCAATATAGTCTGAAATTTCCTTAAGTGTATCAAATGAAGCTGGTGCTGCATTTACAACATTTGCTATTGCTGATGTTATATCTGATGTTCTTGCAATTGTAGAAGGAATTACAGAGTCTAGAATTTTACCGCTTGATGCCCCAAGTTTTGCATATCCTCCTGCTAAATCTGCATCTGCTTCCATTACATATCCGTCTAGGGTGTTTCCCAAGCTTGAAGATGTTAAATAGTTAGAAGCGCCATACGCCATCAAGTCATCGGTTGCTTGATTTATGTTAACATAGACATCTGTAAATCTTTGATTTGTTGCTGAAAGTGCTCTTGCGTCTGTAAAATAAAGATTACTTGTTCCTTCTGCTACTGCGTCGGTTGTTCCTGAAAAAGTTGAAGTTCCTGAGCCTGCTGCGCCTACATCACCTTTTGGAATTGTAAAATTTAATATTGCTGCTGAGGAGGTTCCAGAGTTTGTTACAGATACAGAAGTTCCAGGATTTCCAGTTGTTACTGAGCCAACTACTATGGTTGCTGATGATCCGTTAGTTCCGTTAGTGCCATTTGTACCTGCTGGTCCTGTCAGTCCAGTTAATCCTGTGTCGCCTTTTGGTCCTTGATCTCCTGTGTCGCCTTTTGGTCCTTGAGCTCCTGTTGCGCCTGCTGCGCCATCTAGTCCAGGTAAACCTTGTGGTCCTGCTGGTCCAACTGTTCCAGATCCAGATGTAATTCCAGACACTGCTGTTGAAATTGCTGTGTTTCTATTTGTTACCTCTGTTGCAATTTTTGCATCTGTGTAAGAATTTACTGCTGTCGTATTTGATTGAATTATTGTAGTTAGATCAGATTTAGCAGCAATAACTTTTGCAGAAGCATCATCTGCTGCTGCTGTAATCGCTTGAGATTTTGCTGTTGCAATTGCAGTTGTAGTAGTGGCTGCCTGAGCTGTAATTGCGCTATTTCTATTTATTATTTCTGTTGCAAGAGCTGCTGATATTGCAGAAGCAGCGGCGTCAATTGCTCTTTGATTTGTAAAATATTTATTGGTTGATCCTTCTGCAATTGAATTTGTTGTCAATGCAGCAATTGCTCCATTTAAATCTACGGATGCAGAAATAGAGTCTGGAAGCTGAGATGTTGGAATTTTACCAATAGAGTTAAGTGTTGCTACTCCGTTTGCTTCTCCTAATTTCAATGCATATGAGGCTGTTGCATTCCATCTAGAGCCGTTACCAACTTTAAATTTTAGTGTGTCTGTTTCGAAGCCTAATTCTCCAGAAAGCAATATAGGGTTATTTGTTACCCAATTTGCTGCTGTATCTCTTCTTAGTTGTATTCTTAATGCCATTTTATGAACCCCCTGCATCAACAATTATACCATCTATGTCTGCAGAGTTACCTCCTTCTAGAATTTGATCTTCTACTTGCTGTGCTTGTCCTTCAACGTTTCCGCCATCAAGTAATGTTTGGTCTGTTATTGATCCGCCATCATTAAGAGATGAAGCATTTTGCCCGTCATAGCCAACTATAATTGGTAATGATACTGCGGGGGTGTCTATAACGTTTGTATCTTTAAATGTTATCTTGTTCTGTACGTCAATTGTATGAACATCTCCATCAAACGTGTGTGTGTGCATGTAAAATGGAGTTGGGTCTGTACTTGGTGGGGTCAATTCAACCCAAACTAATCCGTTATATATTCTTAAGTTTTTAGTTACTATGTTAAAATAAATGTCTCCAGCTGTGCCTATATCTGGATTCTCCATGGAGGTAAGAAGATTAAGGGCAACCTTCATCTGTCTTGACATACTATTAACCTACAACTACTACTTTATATTCTCCAGCTGCTGGTGCAATTGCAAAATCTACTGTAACAACGTTTAAGCTTGTTCTTTTTACATCTGCCTCAATCTGTGCAAATGGAGAAGCTGCTTCAAAAATTTGAACAGTTACATCAGTTGTGCCAAGATTGTGAGTAATTGCGTATGATGTAGCAGATGCGCCTAGCGTCTCTGCATATTTTCTAGCAATTGCGTGATATGCTGTTCCGTTATTTGTTAATGTCCATGTATCAGATGTTTCATTCCACAGAATCTCTACATCTGTCTCTGAGCCACGCTCTACAGTTAATCCAGCATCTGTTGTTGGAGTTCCAGTAAAATTGCTATTGAGTTTTACCTTATTATCTTCAATGTTAATCTGTGTAGTGTTTACAGAGTTAACAGTTCCAATAACATTTAAGTTTCCACCAACCTGTAAGTTGCCAGTAATTTCTACGTTATCTGGAAGACCAATAGTTACTGCTGCGTTGTGTCCGCTATTTGGTGAAACTGTAACTTCATTTGTTGTTCCAATAATAGTTGCTACATAGTCACCTGTTGTTTGTGAATCTAGTGGTATAACTAAATTTGCTTCGCTTGCTCCAGTTAATCTACCTTGCTGATCTACTGTAAATGTTGGTACCTTTGTAATTGAGCCATAAGTTCCAGCTGTTACTGCGGTATCATTTAATTTTATTGTATTTGTTCCTGCTGTGTCGCTATATGTTGCTGTTAATCCTGTTCCGCCAACAACTGTCGATCCGATTAAATCTTGAATTACTTCTTGTGAACCAGAGGTTGGTGTCCACTCTGTTCCATTGTAGAAATATAGTACATGTGTGCCTGTATCAAAGTAAATCTGACCTGCAACTGGTGATGAAGGGGCTGACCCTAAATTCTGAATTCTAGCATTGAGTAACTCATTCTTGTTAAGATCAATGCTAACTAAAAACTTTTTTGCCATTTTCTTTCTCCCTTATGACAGATATGCTGTCCCTGAGAACGGTTGCGCCATTGTCAGTGTTATTTGATTAATACTATTATAGTCTATTCCAGTTTCTAGGATGTCCCCAGCGCTAGATTTGACGGTTACGTTTGGGTGGAACCCAAGGTTGTGATTTATCTGAACTGAATAGACTCCAGAGACTGGCCCAGTTATTTGTGCCATTTCCCATGGATATGTCAATGAAATTTGTTTATCCAAGATAAAGCTATTGTTTATATTCCAAGTATTTGTTGAAGCCTTTGGGCCCCAAAACCTTGTTGTGTTTGTATCAAAATAAAAGTCTCCTGGGACTCCAAGGGTGGCATCTGGGTTTCCGCCTCCACTTATTATTGTTCTTCCAGGCGCTCCAGTAGACCTAACTACTACAAGTGGGTTATTTTCTGTAACTATTAATTTTGTTGCCATTACACTGTTACCGATCTATTCAATGTCATATATCCTTCTAGGAGCCTAGTCTTGTTTACGCTTGGATCAACTAATACTAGGTCGTATGCGGATTTTGGGAAAAACATTTTGTTTGTTCTATCTGGAGATATAGAAATTTGTATTTTTCCTTCTACTGGACTTATTGTTAAACCATCTTGTTCTGTTAAAGTAAACGCTAGCTTTTTACCGCCTTGAGTATCTCTAACTTGAAGTTTTGCTGTGTGATTATGAAGTTGAATAGGTGTCTGATCTTCGTCTAGGTACTGGACCTCAAACGTAAACGTTGTATTTTGATCAACTTCAAAATTCTTTTGCGCTGCCACATTTACCCCTAAATTAGAAAAGCCCTTATGCCAATTTTAGCATAAAGGCGTTCCTAATCAACTATAACTTAGGCTTTGTTGGTAAATCCAAAATTTTTATCATTTGGATTTAATGCCTTTAAAATTACGGGTGCTACTGCTGCCACTCCGCCAAGCAATAAATCTCTAGGATTTGTATTGCCTGTCATGTATAAAGCTAGCGCTGCTGAAAGAAATGCTCTTCCGTAGCTAGCCAATGCTGCTAGGATTTGTTCTTGCATAGTTACTTTCCCATCTTTATTTAAATCTGCTTTTGCAAATTTAGCCATTTTATTATCTCCTTGTGGGCAATTTGCCCTTGGAATTTTCGGCTGTGGCCGAATACTACAATTCTACCACTATGCTGAAATATCTACAAGTTCGCAGTTGCCGTCAGAGCTACAGGCAAGGGTGGCAGAGGGTGATGTTCCATCTTCTGTTTCATAGAAAGACAAATCTTCCCAACGAATATTTTTTGGCATTTTTTCAACAAGAGCATCATACTCTTCTTTAGAAACTTCCTGGTATGGCGCTTGCTTGTATGTATGCTCTGAATGGGGGAGGAAAGAAATTCCAGAAACTTCATCAAAATTCTTATAAACCCAGGCCCCTACCTCCATCCACTCATCTTCTTTTACGGAAACAGTAATTGATGGCTTATGTTCACACCAAGCACGTTGGTACACTAACCAAATGTTTAAATGGTCAATTGCTGTAAGATCATTTCTTACAATTGCTCCTTCTGGTGCTTTTACTGGAAATGAAAATACGTATGTATCGTTTGGCTTCATTACGTCGTCTTCTACTGGGATTCCGACTTCCTTTAAGAAAGTTGAAATTGGATCTCCCTTTGATCCACGAACCGTACGAATGTAATATGGAGAATGCCATGGATGCATTCCAGAAGAAACTCCAACTAATTGAGAAACTGTTCCAGAAGGCTTTACGCATGTAATAGCTGCCGATTCTGGAATACCTATTTTGGAAGACTCTTCTTTATTTACTTCTCTTGCTTTTTCACGCAAAGTCATAAGAAATGCCTCAAGTGAAATTAGGTCTTCTTTGCCAGACATAAACTTATGTCCAAATTGCCCAGTCAAAGAAACTCCAAGCAGTCGCTCTTCTTCTGTATTGTCTTTCCAGATCTTGCGAAGATACTTAAAGTCTGTTAGTGTTGATTGCCAAGTCCCAAGAATTGTTGCAAGCTCAACTTTGCGTTGAATATCTTTCTTTGTATCGTTTTCACGTAATACGACTTCTGAAAGGTTACAAAACTGGTAAGGACGTAAGATAATTTCTGAGCATGGGTTAGTTCCGTAGTGTATATCTGGATCTCTTCTTCCAAACTTTGCTGCTTGGGCCTGAGCTGCGGCCACATTATATATACCTCGTTCTCCCGACTTAGAGTCATATAAAGATTTCCATTCTGCTATAAATTGTTCCATCTCTGGCTTGCGAGAATATGCAACAGAGTTATTTGATAGTGCACGTTGTGGGCTTTGCTCCCACCAATTTCCAGATTTTGCTTGAGCCATTTCAATATCGTTAATGTTTGAAAGAGAAATCATTGCTGATCTGCGAACTCCACCTACTACAACAACTTCACCAATCTTGCACATAATGTCATGACACTCGATTGGCTTAAGGCTTCTTCCTGTGGCATTTTTAAACTTTGCAATTGTAAAATCAAATAGATTTACAAGTGGTTGTGGTCCTGAAGACCTTCCACCCATTGTCTTAAGTCTTGCGCCTGCAGGTCTAACTTTTGAAACATCAATTGCTGGAATATGTCCAGTCCAAAGCAATGCAAGCAGTTCACGATATGCTTTTGCCCAGCCCTGTTTAGAATCTTCTACAACAATTACAGTATCTGACTTTTCTAGTTTTTCTGGTACTGGCGGTAGCTTATTAATATACTTATATTCTACCGAAAACCCTACGCCTGTTCCACACATCAGAACATACATTGTTTCATCAAATGATCGTGGTGAGTCAACTGGCAGAAAAGCACAATTGTACCCAGCAACATTATCTCTTTCAAGTGCAGCTCCAGAAGTCATTACAGATCTCATGGACGGCATAACATTTCGTTGAAATACAAACTCTTTTAATTCCGCAACTAGCTTTTCATTTGGAATATAATTATGGTTTGTCTTTAAATGGTTAGTCATAAATGAAAAATATCTGTCTACTGTCTCTCCCCATGTTTCTCTACGACCTTCTGCTTCTACCCATTTTGCATATCTAGATAAAGCAATAAAGTTTTCATAAGGATTTTCAATAGTTTGTGACATTTACTATACGACCTTTTCTCCGCCTTGCGGTGCTAATTTTGAATGAAGTCCTAGTGTATCAAACTTTTATTTAATGGTCTAGGGGCAAAAAATACTTTTATAAGTATCAATATGTGAGATATAGTTTCAGTTAACTAACTTGACAGTTACTTATATTCAATGCTATTCTTAGAGTTCGTTATCTCTATAGGAGGAAATGCCAATGGAGAATATAAAACAACAGTTTAGCGATTTGGTTCGTGACTGGACAATAATAGCAGTGACAACACTGTTTTTGTTTTCTGGAAGCCCAGCAAATGCTTTGACTGTAAAACCTTTAGTGAAAACTGAAGCCCAATTAAAGCAAGAAGTCTTAGATAGTTTTAGTAAAGAGATTTACAAGCCATCTGAGATGCTTACAGACGAAGAGTTAGTAACATTACTTAAGGCTGTAGGATTCGAAGGACTAGGCCTTAAGAAAGCATGGTCAATAGCAAAGCGTGAATCTAATGGAAGACCGCTTGCATATAACGGGAATAAGAATACAGGAGATAGTTCTTACGGACTGTTTCAGATAAACATGATTGGAAATCTTGGTCCTACAAGACTTGAGAAATTTGATCTACAGAGTAACAAGGAGTTATTCGACCCAGTAACAAACGCAGAGATAACGTACTACATGACCAATGGCGGAAATGATTGGTCGGCTTGGAAGGGTATGACCCCAAGAGCTAAGGAATTTTATTTAAAATTTCCGACAAAGTAAAGGAGATGGGATGAGGGTACAGTATGTATCAACCTACATCTCCATGTCAGAAGAAGGATTGGTTGAAAAGCTTTTATGCCCAGTAGACCAATCCCTTCTTTTTTCAAATCAAAACCTTTTAGATGAGGTATACTTATATTGCCTAGAGTGTGACTATAAAAAAGCACTTGGTTCAGCTAGCTATCAAAAAATAGTCGATGAGGTAAATAAACATAAAAATGTGTGAAGATAATTGTATTTGTAATTTAGAAAACGAATCGGCCCCAATGCGGGTAACCGATGCAATGGGTAGAGAGGCTTTTTGGTTAGATGCAGGAAGACCTGAATGAAATAAATACCTCTGATTTAGAGGACAACCTTCCTATGGTAAATTATATAATGCTACATAGGATATACGATTTGCTAACTCTGATGTCCAATAAAATTGTTGGTGGAGAAGACACGCAAAAAATGGTAGAATATCATAATAAGGGCTATCTACTAGGACCAGCCCCATCATTTAGACCAAACGAGGAAGAATAAAATGGAAAAAGAAAAAGTAGTACTTTTAATGCTTGAAAAATTAAATAACGATACAAGATTTGCTGGTGTGTCCAGTGGTGCAGATATTGCAGATGTTGAACAGCAGATTATTAAAAATCAGCCATTTTTGCAATGGCAGATGAATAACATGTATGACACACTTGTTGAAAAAGGCGTAATTATTCCTTGACATTGAATCTTTATTAACTTATAATAAAGTGTTGGTCGAGACTCGTCTCCCAATTGTAAAGCCCCCTTTTGGATCCGCCTCCGAAGGGGGTTTTTTACATCTCTGGTGGTATAATAATATTAATATGGCAAGGGATCATTTTTCACAAGCATCTAAGAATCCTAGGTATCAGAGTAGGTTTTATACTAATCAGGAATCTAAAGAATCCCTGTCAGAAATAAAGATTGAATTATTTTTCTCAAAAATATTTTCTAAATTAAAAAGAATAGTTGGTAAAAAATAATGTTTACAGATAATCCAAAGGTGGAGCAAGTTGCAGAGCAGGTCTGGATTTACAGAGGCTTTATAACACCAGAAGAAAATGAAAATATCATGCGTTTAATGAGAGAGCATGAGGCTGCCTACAAAGATTCAAAAGATGCATTTGTATTTAGAGATCAGTATATAGACTGGTACAAGGACAAGACTGGCCCATCAATGCCTGAGCTAAAACCAATCTGGGACAGGCTTTCAATGATGCTTTATCCAGAACACTATATTCATCCACAGCTATTTGTAAATGTAATGCGTCCTGGCGATGAAGGAATGTTTGTGCATGCCGATAGTCCAGGAATGAACATGGAGCATGACCTAACTCAACTAGACAGATGGTCAACTTGCTGCAGATTAAGCCATGGAGTAGTTGCCTATATGGGAGACTACGAAGGCGGAGAAATATTTTATCCAAATATTGAAGCAGATGGAAGAATTAAAGATAGACCAGGAGATCCTGATGATTGCTTGCAGGTAGACGTAAGACCTGGAGATGTAGCAATACATGGAGCAACTCATCCATGGGAACATGGAGTAAGGAAAATAACAAGTGGGATTAGATTTGCATACTCTAACTTCTGCATGGAAAAGGAACACGCTCCAGGAACATATGAGCTATTTGATCCAGATAAACATCCATTTATGACAGATCCAAAAGAAATCATAAACTGGAACAACACTGTTTATCCTGAAACAACTTTCTGCAAAAAGAAATGTGTATGCGGGGACTCTGCTGACTTTCCTTATTGCGACAATACTCATAAGATAGTAAACAAACTTAAATATAAGAAATAATTGAGCATATAGTGCGAAAGTGCGAAAAGTGCGGCGGTAGAAGACATTTTCAAATGTTATTAAAAGCCCTCAAAGGGCCATATAGCAATTTTAGAACATATGGTCTACCCCGAAGTATGCAAATCAATAAAAGAGGGTCTTAGAATGGCTTACAAGTCCTTTTATTATTTACAGATACCTAAAACAGGATCTAAATACTTCATAAGCAACATGTACTCACCATTAAAAGATGAGTTTAATAAACATGGCATTGAATTTCTTAATATGTGGGACCAATATAGCAATCCTTTAATAACGGGGTGGCATCCAGAAATAGATAAAGATACATATGTAGCATCAACATTTAGAGATCCAGTAAAACAAATAGTCAGCAAGTATTGTGATCAATTTAAATCATCCAACAAATCAGAAACAAAATATTATAGTAATGATCTTCCAGATAAAGAAGCATTTATGCAGAATGTAAATACATATGCTAACAATATGTCTAGGTATCTAGTTAGTCATTCAGATGTATATGGTAAGGATATATTGCAGTCAACTGAAATTAATATTAATAGTGCAGTGCGGCGAAGTAAGAGAGTCAATAAATTCATATTAGAATCAACTAACCCAAATGACACAATGCGAAGTATATTACAGGATATGGATCTTCCTGTTCCAAGTTACCTTGAAAAGGATAAGGTGAACCATAAGATCAATGTGAACAATAGCTCTAGACTTTTATATGAGTCTTTGACCGCTGAAGAAGTTGAAGCAATTAGATCTATATCTGATATTGATGAGTATATATATAACTATGCAAAGGGATTAGATTCTTGATCTATATCTTCATCTAGGTCGAAATCAAAGATTTCTACGTTTCCCGCCCAATTTAAGAATCTAGATAGCAAAGCTCCAGAAAGAATTGCTGTCGCAATTATTGCTATTGATGCCCATACTTTTTTCATATATCTCCTTGTAGGGATACTGGGATTTGAACCCAGAATCTATTGTATATAAGACAAGTGCTTTAACCAGATTAAGCTATATCCCCTAGGGACTAGCGTATTCGGTTTGCTACTAATTTTTCGATGCAAGATGTGCAAAAGTTCTCAAGTATGCCTTTAGAGTTAATACGCTCTACATACTTTGGGTTTTCACAGAAGTCACATTTCATGATATTAGTATACCATAATTCTAGTCAACTGCTTTATCTTTAACCACACATATCATTGCGCCATCTTTGTTATGACTCATTTTAGCTTGATCCAAAGAATCATATACTCTGCACTGCCAGCCGAACTTTGCAAATCCCTCTTTTTCTTCTTGTTTTAAAAATTCATTAAATTCTTCTTCTGACATTGATGCTTTTTTGTCTTCATACTCTTTCTTAAATAATCCTGTTAAAAATTGACGAACATAAAATTTATTACCGACAACTGGCATTACTGCATGATATAAATCTGTTCTAAATAGAAGTCCATCTCCTGCTTCCATCTTATATCTAATTGGTGGATCAATCATATGACATTCCTGCTCTACTCCTGCCGCATCTATATATGTCGATAAATCTGCATCTTCAGTATTTATAAGAAGTATATCTCCACCTTCGTAGTCATCGTTTGTATAGATGTTGAAATTGAAGATGTGAGGAGTTCCTCCAAACCAAGGTCTGCGATCTTGATGATATTCCATTGATAGTGGTAATTTTGGATCCGTATTTTCTGATTCTAAAATAACTACATCTGCAGAGCAGTATGAAGCATGCTCTCTAGCTTCTTGCATTGATGTTGGAATATTTGGATCTTCATTTATTAGTTTAAAATAATCTTCGTTTAAATAGTTCTCTTTATATATCTTAATAGCATCCCAGAAAATATCTAAAAATTCTCTAAGGTAGGCTCCGCCTTCATTTTTACATACTTCATATGACGTATCTTCGTATGGATATGCTTTTGAATATTGACCCCATGGTCTCCAATCTTGCCAATCTCCAAACCATTGATCATTATTAGTTTTAGATCTAATAATAAAATCTTGCGTTGCCTTTGGATCCTTTAAAGTATTTTTAAAAAGGATTACATCTTTTGCTAACAGTTCGTGTTTCATTTGTCTCCTAATATGTCTCTTGCCCAAAAAGGCCATTCTTCTGCCCAGCGTTTTCCAGTTTCTGAAGACAGCCAGTCCTTGGATCCTTTAATAATATCATTTCTCCATTTTAGGTATTCTTCTTGATCCCAATTCGTTCCTGGCTTAGTTTTATCATACACTACAAATGTAACTGTTCTTTTATTGTCTCCTGCTGCAGATTCTGCGCCGTGTAATACAGCAGAAGATTGAACTACAAGGTCACCTTTGTGTGGCTGCATCCATGTATTTGTTTCTGGATAGTAGAGTCTTCCGCCATCCATTTCTGCTAAGTATATGACTCCACCGTAAGTTTTTTTGTTTGGGTGAGGATCGTATGCCTGGTCATCGCTATGTATTCCAAATGGTTTGCCTGGGACTGAGTACCAGTGTAAAAAAGTATTTACATCATATTCATCTTCATTAAAAATTTCTTTAACTTTATCTACAACTTGCTGGAGCATGGGGACTCCTAGTAACAGGATTCCTTTATTTTGAGGATTTTCGTTTATATCGCCTTCTTCTTGTGCAATTCTAGATTGCTCAAAAGCCAAATCGCACAGTTCGTTGGATAAAAATCCCCTGTATACATACGCTGACTCATTTGTTTTTTCCCAACCAGTAAAATCAAACATTATATTCCTCCATACTCAATTATAGCACTGTTGCTTTACCGCAGATTGTAGTCAATAAGCATATTGTATATCTTTTTAGTATACTCCTCTTTTAGACCATCAACCGTATGTATATCATTTGAATTAGCATGCTCTATAGTCAATTGATCCACGCCAATACATTCAAGTATCTGTTTTTGAGTAATTATCTCCAGGCCGTGAGCGGAAGCATAGTGAAAAAGTGCGGCGCAGAACAAGTCATTCTGAGTCATACGGTCAGCATAGCTATACTCTTCAACATCTTCCCAATATAGGATCATATTTTCTAGGAACTGAGGGTGTGGCTCCAAAATAATTTTTTTGGAATTAGGGAAATTCTCCATTATGGTTTCTATATATCTTTTAGCGCATTCGTCAGCATTGTTGTATTTGGGCAATAAATACTTTACGTCTATGTAGCCAAACCAAAACATGATGACTGAGTCGTCTTTGATTTCCCGCCAATTTATTTTTTTTCTATTAAATCTTGGAGATTCTGGCGAAGATGACCTTAAATTTTGCTGAGTGAATTTTTTAGGATCAAAATTCCAAGCAGACATTCCGCCTTTACCCCATACAATGAAATCTCCATCAATATGGTTCTCATATATTCTAGTTGACTGACAATCACCTATTAGGTATAATTTTCTCATACTTCATTGTATCATTCTAGATATCACTTGATCTTAGGTCTTAGGTCTTATATATTTAATATTTATTATTTATTGATTTACTGACCCCCCGACCCCCCTATTGGAAGTATACTAAATGTAAATTCTATGTCAAGCTTTTTCAGTTAACCGCCTTTTCAGATTTCATAAAATGTTAATATATTTTTATCTTGTACGATACACACCTAAAAAGAAATCGGACATTTAGGATAGACCGCACATAATGAGCGTGAGTGTGTCCTATATCACATGGGTTTTCTAAGATTTATTTGCGACACGCCCGAGAAACACCTCTAAATGTCAGTCCCCCCTGCTAGAATAAATATATAAAGAAAAACAAGCGGTAAAGAAATCCGCTAAAGAAAGGAGCAATCAAATGCTCACTCAAAACACACTAGACACAATCGTCTATGAATACCAACACGGGGGCGTGAAGTCTAACCACCCCGAATTGACTACCTATGAACGCAAGGCGTTGCTAAAGCACCTCTTTAGCCTACCGACCTATTGCGCTTGTTGTGTGAGGTAAATCACACGGACACTAGGGTCTAAGTCCCCCTAAATGTCAGCCCTATCGGCTACAATAACGACATACAACTAAATAAGAATTAGAGCGTGAGCCTAGCAAATAATCCGAAAGGTGAGCCTAGCAAATAACCGCTCAACACATAACCAACTAACTACTAACGAAAGAAGAACAGACAATGACTATCACTTACTCACTATGGGACGGCGCTCAACTACTAGGCGCAGGCTTTACCGCTAATAGCGCAGACGAAATGAATAAGGTTGTAGCAGACCTACAAAAGGTTTCTAAAAATGTTGTAGCACACATGCGAAAGGTAGAACAGAACTAATGTCATACGCATACTCTTACAATACTAACTCAATAAATAAATACGAGTCAATCCAATCAGATGTATCAGACGCATACGCTTACCTTGATGAGGTAGATGAGGAGCAACCTCCCGTTGATGACTTTGATGATTTTGATGATGATGAATTAGCAAAAGTATTCGCACTAAGTTGGGATAACTAATAATGACAATAAGCGGAATACTATTAGAACTAAACGAATACGGATTAGAGTTAGATAGTTTCTTAGGGGCTATCTACCTACCTTGGCACACTATTATTCTTACCGCCTTAGCGGTAGTAGCCTACAAGGCTTATAAGAAATGGGGTAATCGTAAATGACTACTAATCGCATACTAACTACGCTAGTCCAATTAGGTATCGGTATCCCCGCCCTAATTATGCTACGCCTAGTAATTCGTGATCTAATTCACAATAAATTACGCTAACGCTACGGCGTGTCGGCTTGACAAAGTCAAGCTGGCCCGCAAAGGCACGGGGTCGGGCGTGTCGTTACGGATACGCTACCAAACCCCTTGAATTTTGTGAGATTTATCACATAAAAAGATTTACCGAAATACGGCGTGTCGATTGGTAAATGTCGGTGCGTTCGTGTATAATTCCTACTATAACAACAACGAAAGGTCGTTAAAATGACACTTGAAGAATACAAGGCGCACGTAGAGGCGCAACGCAAGGCTAGCCTTTTAAAGGCTATCGCAACAATGTCAGAGGCTAATGATAAGATGTCCTCTCTATTCAATACTAAGGAGGCAGAATAAATGGGTTATGTAGAAATCTTTCGCATAGATGATGAGGGTGCTGGCTGGGTAGATTTATCCGAGGCAACACCTAACGAATTACTAGATTTAGAAATCGGTTTATTTCAAGAAGGGGCTATCTAATGAAATCAGAATTGGAAAGAGATTTAGAAATCAAGGAAAGTTTTATTGATTTGCTAAATGATGTTTATCCTACTGTAAAGATTGGTTATTCAACTTTTACTCCCGCCGAGATTTTGGAATGTTGCGACCCAATCGCATTTTCTATCGGACTAATTGAACACGAAGATTATTTAGCAGAAATGGAAAACGAATGAGCGACTTATTCGGATTTGAAAAATCAATTCAATTAGATCATCTTAGCGATGAGCAAATAAATCAGCTAGAGGAAATCTTAAAAGATTTTCAATAACTAGCGGCGTGTCGCCTTGACAAAAGGTGATCCGCCCGCAAAAGCACGGGGTCGGGCGTGTCGTTATGAAAGAGTTATAAAACCCCTGGAATTTTGTGAGATTTATCACATGGCTTGAGCGTCTCAATATTTGGAATTACTGGCTAGTAATGTGAAAATGTCAGTAGGCTCGTGTATAATTCCATACATAACAACAAACGAAAGAAGGTCTGCCAATGGCTACCAAACTCTATACAATCGAAAGCCTACTTGTAGGGAAAAACTATCGCTCAAACTCTCGCCACTTTTCAGGCGAAATTGTTTCTGCAAAACCTCGCCCAGCAATTTGGTATGGCGATAAAACCGAAGCCTTTTTAATTGAGGTTCGCACAGGTGGTCTGCGAAATAAATTCGCAACAATCGCAGTAAAGGTCGGTGAATAATTTGGCTACTGTAATAGATAAAAATGAATTTTATTTTATTTGGGATTTATTATTTGTGTGTTGTGATGAACACCAATTCAAATACCAATGCCGAAATTGTGAGGAAATAATGGGTTGTCAATTTTGCGAATTTGACCCTTATGCGAAATGCGAGTGTGATGAATAATGATAAACTCAGTAATGCGTATAGATTGTTCAGAGTGTAATTCTACTGGACTAATCTTTTTTGGCGATAACAATAATTTTGATGTCGAAACTTGCGATTGCGATTTCGGCAAAGAGCAAGACTCATTTTTTAACTAACGAAAGGGAAACTAATGTATAAAGTAACTTGCCAGTATGATTTTGAGGAGAGCCCTCATTGGTCTGCTAACTACGAAGATGAATTCGAAGCGTGGAAATCTTTTTTCTCATTCACCGATTGGGGAATGGCTAACGAATACTCAACTGTAAATATTTACACACCAGCATTGAAATGCTACACAAAAGTTTTCTATCGTAGCGGAATGGTGGTAGCAAAATGATGACACGCAAGGATTATGTCGCAACCGCAGAAATTCTAAAGTATGCAAGCGATAAAATGCACCCCGCTTTATTTTCTAAAATCGTAAATGATTTTGCTCAAATGTTTGCGGTTGATAATGAACGATTTGATGTAAAACGATTTCACGAAGCGAGTGGGTATCATGTTCCTAACTTCACTTCAAGATAAAGTAAAACGAATTCAGGAATTGCGCCGCAGTAATGCGGCGCAACCTGTTCGTAATAAAAAGAAATACACACGCAAGATCAAACACAAAAATAAATATTCAGAGTAGCGCATAAATATGCAGCTGCCCTCTCTTTTGTGGGGGGTCCAGTGTGAATTACGTCACATTTTAAAAATACCCTGAAAATTCGGCGTGTCGATTTTGATCTGTCAGTCCATTCTGCTATACTTGCCACTTAACCAACGAAAGGCTAACTAATGGATAATTTTACTGTTGCTTGCTTGAACTATGAAATTTGTGGTGCTCAAGAAACTTTTGATAACGATGCAGAATATGAAATTTATGGCGATGACTATATTTGTGCTGAATGCTATGCATCTGAGGAAATGGAATTCTTTGAAACTATAGGCTGGTCTGATAGCGACGCTCTTGCTTCCGCTGGCCACGGTATGGATGAGGATTACTAATATGTCAGACGTCACCGCTATAATTACCCCTATGAAACTGAAACGCTCCAACGATAGAAAGGTGGCTAACCTTGTCACAAAAAATGGAAAGCAAGCCGCAATTGCGAACACGTTCGGTCTCCCTGCTGGAAAGGCTTACTCATGCCCTGGTGCCACTAGTATTTGTGAGAGCGTTTGCTACGCAGGAAAACTTGAAAAGCTATTCCCAGGAGTAAAAACTAATCTGCTCCACAATTGGGCCCTACTTAAGGACGCCGATAGCGAAACCATGGTCCGCCTATTAGAAGAGATGATTGTTGATTTTGTCACTGATTGTGATAAGAAGAATGCGCCAAAGTTATTCCGTATCCACTGGGACGGGGATTTCTTTAGCGATACTTATACATATGCGTGGAAGACTGTTATTGAAAACCATTCCGATATTCAGTTTTGGGTGTATACACGTGTAAAGTCTGCAGCGCTTATTATCAAGGATGTTGCTAATCTTTCACTGTACTATTCTACGGATGATGAAAATAAAGAAATAGCATTCGATTTAAAAAAGAATTCTAAGGTCCGCCTGGCCTACCTTGGAAAGACATTTGCTTCAACCGAAGACACAATGAAAGAGTTAACGGGCAAGCCTGGCGCTAAGTGTCCTGAGAATATGAAAAGCATTCCGCTAATCTCTAGCAATGGGTCCGCATGTGTATCTTGTGGTCTCTGTGTTTACGGTAAAGCCGATATTAGATTTTCTGCGAGTAAAAAATAATGATTGATATTATTGGATCTGTTATTGCAATTATATTAATTGCATTCTTGTGCTCACCAATTGTGTTGGCCGTGTACATGTGGAATGGGGCCAAAATAGATAACGATGGTGACGGGAAAGAAGATTTGCCTAATCGTTGGGATAAGTAACGGCGTGTCGAGTTGACAATTGTCAGCTCGGCCCCCAATATTGTGGGGGTTTTTCCACAGGCTTACGAGAGTTATCCACAGACCCTGAAAATTTGTGATTAATCTCACAAAAGCTGCGACACGCCGAGAATGGATTAGGTAATGTCAGTGCCCTATGCTAAAATACTCTTATCAACCAACGAAAGGTAATCTATGTCTAATCTAATGACAGTTCCACACACAGTAACTTTCGAGGCCAGTATTGACCTTGATAAAATACCTGCTAACTTACTACCTGCATTACTAAAACTTAATGAAACAGATTTACTTACTATGTGTAAGGAAGCAACACTACACGCACTTACTGAGTCTAATTTATTAAAAATTGCTAATGAAAATAACACTTGGGCTGAAGTAACAATTAAGGAAGGTAACTAACAATGGGAAATAACACTGCGCTAGATTTAGCAAGCGAGTTCGATTTAGAACAAGGTATCGCTTATCACTTACAGGGTAATCATTACCCGCCCGTTCCACTATCTATGGTGCAACCTTGCATCGAGGCTATTGACGCTTGGTGGGAAGAAGATTCAGATAGGCTGATCGAAATGCCTGAAGGCGTATCTTATCGTGGAGATAAGTTCGCACCCGCTCACGCAATAATTGACCAACACCACCTCCACGCTTGGCTACAAGAAAGTGACTAAGGTCACACAATAAGTTTCTCAAATACTGAGATAGGGCTAGACAAATGTCAGACCCCAATGTTATACTATCCACCTAACAAAGAAAAGAGGCAAAAATGACAATAGATAATCATCTGTATCAGGTTGGCGATTTATTCACCACCCTAAAGTCAAAGAAAACTGGTGTGATTAAGGAAATCCACCCACAGGCATCTGGCTCGGTGCGTGTGCTACTAGAAATGCCAACGAAGGAAACTCGTTGGACTTCGGTATCCGCTAAGACACTACTAGGCGCATAGCCTAAATCGAAACAGGGACAGTTTAGGAAAGTATCTAGTCCAATGTCGTAAGTAAGAACTTTCCTCCCTTCGGGGAAATGTCAGACCCCCCTGCTATACTATCCATAACAACAACCAACCAACGAAAGGTATCAAATGTCAAGAGCAATCACAGTAAAGGTGGCAACACCTAAAGTAATCAAGGCACTAGAAACTCGTCTAGCAACACTAGAAAAAGACTATGCTAGTCAAACAGCAAATGAAGCAAAGTATCAGAAGGCAGTAGAAGCGTGGCGTAAGGAAATTGGAAAGTGGGCTATTGCCAACTTCTCAAAGGCTGAGAACCTTCGCACAAACTATCGCAACTGGAACAACACTCTCAATGTTGATTTTGACATCATCACAAAGGAAGGCAACTTCCCTACTGAACCTGAAAAGGATTTTGAGGTTATCCATCAGCACAATTATCGTGAGATGAAAGAGGACATTACAAATGCTCTCACCATCTTAAAGATGACAGATGAGGAAACAGTAAATGCTTCTACAATGAAGCAGATTGCTAAGTATCTCTAAATAATTTGGGGGGCAGAACTAAAGTCCTGAACCCAATCGTTCTCGCATAACGCTAAATTGCGAACGACCTGAGTAAGTCGCCAAACTGCTCTCCTTCGGGAAACTACTAACAAAGGTAATACAATGGCAAATCGTTTCAGAGTAGAAATCTACGATGCAAACAAACTTAATGACATCACGATTTATTCGGATCAAGGTGTTGATAAAGAATATTTAACTGAATTAGTATTCAGCAACATCAGAAACTTTAGCGGAAAGATTAACGCTTATGTTTTTGATAACGTGAAGAAAAAGAAAACAACTGCAATGTTTCTTGATGAGAGCACAGTTGAATTTAATAAGAACTTAATTAAAAATGCGACAAAGGTAGAGGTGGGGATTTAATCTCCAGCTCGGCCCCCGCTTTTGAGGGGTTATCCACAACGTTACGACAACCTGTGGATAACCCTGAAAGTTTGTGAGAATGATCACACCGCACAATTCGGACAAATGACTATCTAATCTAGACAATGTCAGTGGCACCTGTTATACTTACAACTAATCAAACGAAAGGTAAAAAATAATGGCTCATAATCTAGAAATGGAAAACGGCGAAGTTGCTTTCGCTCTCCGTGGCGCACCTGCTTGGCACAATCTAGCAAATCGCATCTTCACACAAGATGAAGAAGTAACTACACAATCTATGCTTGAAGAAGCAAAGTTGGCTAATTGGAATGTTCGTTTATCTCCAATCACCGAGCACATTCCAGAATCTTGGAATGATGTTTCTACTGCATCTCTTGTCATTCGTGATAACCCATTCAATGGCGGAACTGATGTTCTTGCAACTGTTGGAAAGCGTTACAAGCCTGTGCAGAATGAAGAACTATTCGCATTCGCTGATGCAATTCACGATGCCAATGCTGATTGCCGTTGGGAATCTGCTGGCTCACTCAAAAAGGGTAAAGTTGTTTTCGGCACTGTGGACATTCCTCGCACAATGGTGCTTGACCCACAAGGCGCTAACGATGAAACTAAACTCTATCTAATTGTTTGGACATCTCATGACGGGTCTGTTGCCGTTCAGGCAGCCGTTACACCTGTTCGTGTTGTTTGCCAAAACACACTTAACCTTGCAATGAAGAATGCTAAGCAATCTTTCAAGATTCGCCACACTCAATCTGTTGAAGGTCGCATTCAGGTTGCTCGTGAAACTCTTGGGCTTGCTCTTGGTTATTTCGATGAGTTTGAAGTTGAAGCAAAGGCGCTTTACTCTCAGGCAATTACTGATGCTCAATTCTCTAAGTTGATTCAGACAATTTATCCTAAGCCTGAAAAAGATGCTAAGGGTGCAATCAAGAAGTGGGAAAACAAAGTTGTCCTGCTTGACGATTTGTATCACAACTCACCAACCAATGCTAACATCAAGGGAACTAAGTGGGGTGCATTTAATGCACTTACTGAGCGCCTTGATTACTATCGTTCAGGTCGTGGCAATGGTGAAACTCTTATGGCAGGTGCATCAGGATTTGACCCTGTTCTAACTGCTGAGAAAAACAAAATCAAGAAATTGGTTTCTGCTTTCTAATTAAAAAAAATCCTGAGCATGATTTAAAACTGCTCACATTTTTTCTTGGTCTGTTAGCTCAGTTGGTTAGAGCGCTACCCTGTCACGGTAGAGGTCGACGGTTCAAGTCCGTTACAGATCGCAAATCGCCCGCAATGTTAAGGGAACCAAAACTGTGTTACGACTCACATAAAAAATCCCCTGAAATCTATTGCATATGTCAGTGGCGTCGTGTACAATACTCCTATACAACAACGAAAGAGGTAAAAATGTCAGAACGTATGAAGGGCTACTCAGGCAATGTCCTGGATGGCAAAAAGCTTGCTAAGATTGCAAACGATATCTACCGTGTACAATATAGCAATGACTTTAGCGAATGCACGGTTGATAACTTATTACTAATTGAATTAGAAGAGAAGAACGTTTTCGGGGATCCTAAATATGCGGTCCTATGCTCTGAAGGTGTAGGCTGGGAACAGGATACATATGGTTGCATAGAAATCCCTACCAATATTGGACAGATGGGTCTATGGAATGGCCGTGTCTTTATCTCCGTAGATACTGTTAAGTCTTGTCAGACTATCTTTAAAGAAGATGTATCAGATTACATTAGAACCTTTGGGTCCCGCCTGGATTCAAATTGCTCCCTATGGCAGTCCAAAATGTCAGTGACACCTGCTACAATACTCGCATGACCAACGAACTAGTATCAAGCAAATATACATTTGTCTGCGACCCAGATGAATGTGATTGTCTAATTGAATTAACATCATCTGACGGGTTTGGATTCCCATCGGGTGTGACAGAACTCACATGTCCATGTGGCCGTAAGACTACCTTATTGTCAGTGGAGCATGCTACAATTGCACCAACAACAACGAAAGAGGAACAAATGGAAACAACAACACCTGCAGTAACAGTCCCTGATACATACAACTCAAATCTATTGGTTACCTATAAAGTAATCCGTGGCTACTCAGATGCAGAATATGCAACTGATAAGGTTGCATCTATCGAGTGGGATTTACATAATGGCCGTCAATCACAAAAGCGTGTAACCACTCTTCTATCTCAAATTGATGCCGTCAAAGATATCATTACTGAATCATATGCTGATTCAAGCGACCAAGAAACACTTCAGGCAATTGCTGAAGCGCTAGATATTTCTCTAACACGAGAAGTTGAGTGGTCTGCAACAATTGAAGTTAGCGGAACATTAACAATTGATTTACTTGAAAGCACAGTTGATGATGTCGAACAAGAAATCTATGACAATCTTTATGTTGATTCACAAAACGGTCAGATTGAAATTGTTGACACTGAAGTTACGAATGTGCGTGAAAACTAATGTACTTTGAACTTACTGCTCCCGATAGGTTGTCCATGGAGATGGCCTATTGGGATGCACAAATCACAGGGCTTGACCCTGAAGCAATGTCACCGTTGACTTTCAACATTGGAACTGGTAGTATTGAGAAAGTAAGTCGTATTCGTGATAAGTATAACTTGACAGAGTCCTACTGGTCAGACAGAGAAGCGACAGGATACAAGGAGAGATAATGTCAGATTATAAAGATGGTTTTACAGACGGGTATAAATTTGCTCGTGAGGAACTAATGGAAAAGTTAGCAGAGATTGATATTGCTGACATTGACTCTTGGATTCTTGACCGTCTTTCAGAGATGATTGAAGGTAATCAACTATGATGGCTGAATGGCTTAAGTGTGATCAATGTGCGGCACAAGCTATGTGGGAAGCAAAGAAAGACGCCATGTCTCTTTATTTCTGCGGACATCATAAGAATGCACAGGGCGAGTCTCTTGTGGACTGGGCCCATGAAATGGTACAATTACTCAACTACGAAAAAGAACACCAACTAGAAACGGCGGAATAAAATGGGCGACAGAGCAAACTTTGGATTTAAAGATTCCAAGGACAATATTGTATTTCTATATGGACACTGGGCGGGGCACCGAATGCTAGAAAATTTAGCGGATGCTGTAAGCGCTGCAGAGCCACGTTGGCAGGACGAATCATATGCAACACGTATTGCTATCTCACAATTAATTAAAGACGAATGGGCTAGCGAAACAGGGTGGGGCATTACAGTAAATGAATTAGCAGACAATGAGCACAAGGTCCCTATTATTGATTGGAAGAATCAAACGTTTACATTAATGGAAGAGGACCTGAAGACAGTTGTATTTAGTACAACACTGGATGCATTTGTAGCCAAGTATTCCAGTCAACCAAGTATGGTATAATTAATCCAGGACCTATGGTCTTGGTTTTAATATAGAAATGAAATGGTGCGTCTAACTAGTCTACGGGCCAGGCGCTAAGTAAAGCGGTTTATTTCTTTCGTTGGAAATCTAGCAGCCATATTCATAACCCCCCAGCTAATCCTGGGGGGTATTCTTTTGCCCACAAAAGATATGAGGGTATCAGATCTCTTTTAAGAAGTCAATATAAAATACCCTGAAATTCTGTGATCTTGACCACAAAGCTTGGGGATGTGGTGTGTATCACACGATATTCCCTATACAAATGTCAGTGGTCCATTGTATAATTAGAACATATCAACGAAAGGATATAAAATGCCAAATTGGTGTTATAACACATTAACTATCCAAGGACCTAAGTCTGAGGTAGATATGATTAAAGATAGACTGAATGCTCCATTTACATTAGCCCAAGAAACATTTGGTATGGGTGATATTTCTACTATGGGATTTCCTACTAAGATTGAACAGGTATCTTATTCTAATCCCGTTTTTTCTTTTAACAACATTCATTCATATAAGGATGACGGCATTACTGATGAAGAGTATGCATGCCAGCCTAATCGTGGTGACATAGATATTCAGAATGACCCTGATTGGTTCCGCAAATCTATTGAAATTGCTAAAGTGTCTAAAGATTGGTATTCATGGAATACTACCAACTGGGGAACAAAATGGGATGTAGCCGTCCGTGACGGTGATAAATATCCTGAAACAGAATTGCTTGAATATAAATCAGAAGGTGATGACAACTGGGTTGTATATAAATATGAGACTGCTTGGTCACCTGCTGTAACTATCTTAACTAAACTAAGTAATCTTGTTCCTAACTGCCTGCTTACATTAGAGTTTGAGGAAGAAACAGGTTGGGGTGGGGAATATGAGATTGTCCGTGGTGAAGTAAAAGAATTGGCTGAATGGGAGAACCGTTGCTATGCTTGCCAGTCTTTTGATTGTGTTGAGTATTGTGAGAATGACTGCGGTGAATTCTGCTCAGAATGTAACCAAGGCTCTTGGCAAGATGAAGAGGCTATGAAAGAATGTCAGACCCACATGGTATTATTAACCCCTACAGAAAAGGTGGAAGCATGAGTTTCTTAGAGAATGAAAACCAAATGGTAATAGACGCAGAGTATTCTTATATCGGTGAGCAATTAGTAGAAGATTGGGTTAATTCTAATTTAGATGAAGGCCAACTATTTGCAGACTATCGATTTGCTGAAATGTGCGAAAGCAATTATCTAAAAGGTAGGTTCAATCAATTTTATGATTTGAAACCCGAAGACCAATACTACATAGAGTGGGATGAGGAGGCATAATGCTAGGCTACACCAAAGAGGATTTAGATCAAATGAGCAATGCTGTACATGACGCAAAGCTTTTTTATATTATGAAGTCAGATGTAACCCAAGTTGACCAAGACCCTTTAGTTGAAGGTTTGTTGAAAGCAAATGATTTCCTACAGGGATTATGGGCAGAAGGGTATTTTGACTAATGCATAAACATCATTGGGAATGCACAGACACACCAGGTATCTTTATGTGCCATGCAGAAGGAACTATTGGATACTTTAATAGTTTAATTAAACAGATTGTTGAAGACAATGACTAAATCATCATACTTCCTAGAGTATATGAAACTTCATTTAATTAGTCTTGAACAAGACTTAGAAATGAATCCTGAATCTATCAATGTAATTGATATCCCAGGACAAATTGAAGCAACCAGGCATTTATTGTCAGTGGCAACTGATATAATGAACTCTACTAACGAAAGGGTATATTAATGGATATGACTATGGAAGACATTGGGCTCCCGCCCCATTTGCAACGCTTGGTTAATGCAGGTGTTAGTGGATTAGATATAATGCACGGTGAACTAAAAAATCTAATGTTAATTGCTGAGCAAGACCTAGCAAGCGCATTAGAGCAAGAAGAACTATCAGAAGAAGCAATGGATTCTATGGTCCGCACAGAATGTGAGGGACGACTAGACACCTTGGTCGAACTCTATCAATTAACCTATCAATTATCATTTGCGATTGGAGCACGTAATGAAGCCTGAAGATAAAGATAAATTAAATGAATGTTTAAAGATTCTCGACAGCACCGACCTTGGCCTGTCGCTAGTGTGGCTGTGGACATGGTCCACAATTAACAACATCTTTGAGGATGAGACCTACAAGCAGAACTGCACCATAGACGACATGTGGGACCACCTCTGTGAGGCCGTGGAGGCTGGTATGGGCTTCTCCCTAGAGTACGGGGCGGAACAGCACAATGATGACGTCCTTGAATGGATGATGAATCGTGAATACATTGTGGACACAATGTTTGAAGAAGACGATGAGGAAGAAGACGAAGATGAGTGACGACTGCATTTGCCAAGAGGGTAAAAAAGCACATCCGAAGTGTACATATCCTCCTTGCATTGAAAACGGACTAAAGGAAGGATACGGGGAATATGAAGATGAGTGACAACTATATTAATGATCAGTTAAACACAGCCCAAAAGCTTTTGTGGGGTGGATCTGAGACTGAGAATATTGAGGCGCATAACATCATTGCTAAATTAATCAGTGATCGTATTGAACAAGCAGATCTTACGTAAGGGCCAAATTCGGCGGTTACGACACAATTAAATAAACTCCTGAAACTATTTACAAAATTGCAAATAGTTGATATACTAAATAAAACATCTCTTGAAAGGGGATTCAAATGACAACAAAGCGTGAATATCTAAAGCAGCAAGGCATCACAGTAGGTGTACGTGGGCGCTTCTCAGGAGCAGCCAAGGTAGCTCTAGCGGAAGCTGTAGCCAAGGGCGTTACATTTACTGCAGAGACTTCAGCTAACAAGGCTAAGTAATCCAGGGTGGAGGTCGGGGCTTCGTTGGTCCTTGACCTCCTCTCTTATTTTTGGTACAATTGACAGTTAGGCGGAAGGCGGACATATGAAAACACCAGAAATCAAAGTAGCAGAATCATTAGTTAATCTAATGGATGACCATTGGTTTAATCCAACAATGTTTGGTCGATATTTGGCGGAACAGCCATTGTATACAATTGACCGAGTTATGGAAATGGTTGTATCAGTTATATCAGAACAAGCAAAGATATATGATGTATATCTAAATAGGGGTACATCTTCTGAAGGTCTACTATTAGCCAATGAACTGAATGAATGTATCAAGGCTTATCAACAAGATAACAATTTAAACAATCTTAAGTTACCGTCCCGTTCTTACAAAGTAAAACGGGAGGAACCAGTAAGAGCAAATATATTTGGATGGAAAGAAGAAGAAGATCCATTCAGTTAAGTATAGGCATATACCAATGAATATGAGAATGCCTGGTTAGATAGATAAACATATCTAGCCCAAATTATCCACAGGGTTATCCACATCCTGTGGATTTTTTGTATACTGTGGGCATGAGGGCAACATTTTGCTTTTACGACACATGATCCAAATCCCTGAAATTTCTAGCTCATGGGCCAAATTTTCTATTTACGAAGCCTTGACAAAAATCCCTGAAAATGCTACACAATAATGTCTATATGATTAATTATACATTATGAATGTCGACAAATGTGTAGAGAATATAGCAAAATAGATCAAAATTCCTCATGAAATCTATTGACAAATATGGATCAATATGCTGTGAATTTAGGCTATTGACATTACGTTAAGTATATGGGATGCTCAATTACATATGTATGTTTAACTATATATAACTATAGTATATGATATGCTATCTATAGTATAAATTCTCCACTATGCTCCACTTTACTCCACTATATAAGCCTTTAAAGGGCTATTAGAGAGGAGATAAATGGGAGGGGGATATAGGAGTTAGCTCCTATTTTGCTCTATTTACAGCTGACGCAGTAATATGGAGCACGAAGGTTATCTGGAGCAATGTATCCAGATCGAGCACATTTGGCACATGTAGCCTTAATTAGATTAGATTGCTCTATATCAAAGGTAAATGATCTTGTATAGTACAGTTTAGTAACGTACCACGTTATTAGTATTGCTAGTATAGTTATCATTGTTCTATTGTATCATTTCTTCTTGGTTCTATTGAAGACATCTCGTAATAGTTCTATTGGTGAGGTTAGGACTTCTTCTTCCAGCCCGCCGTATTTGTGCAGAATCCTCAACAGGATCCCCGCTAAAAACAGATCATCAGCAAATGCCGTCCATGGGAATAGTATATCAAATAGGTCAATTGGTACAGATAGGTACATAACGCACAAAACGGCTATGATCTTGATATGGATAGGGCATCTATCAAATTGAGCTTTATATGGTCTAAATAGAAGGTTTAGTCTTTTAATTGAATTGCCCGTTTGTCATCTATTTGGTCCGAATACGGGAGTTATTGTTGGATGCATGTCATCATCATCTGACCATTTGCCTGTTGAATATCCTATTTGTGGATTGGGCATATCATCACCCATAGCACCACAATTAAAGCATGTAATTTGACCATCAATATCTAGTTGATAGTCACATCCATATTTAGTACAAAGGGCATCGCTCATTCATTTATTATAGCATTTATGTCAGGTACTGACAATGGGGTCTCTAATTTTCCGCTTCACTTTTTCGATTTCACTATCTGTCAAAATTGAGCATTAGATCATCATTGTCTAATTTGTAGTATTGTATATATTTGACTTCATCTATGATTTTATGGCATAACGCTGTGTCTATCATCTGATCTGAATAGCTACTGGTAATTGGTTTAGCTGAGAAATAGACCACATACTTTATATCTGGGTACTTTGTTTTAATTAGGGATCCATTTGCTATGGCCTTCTTTACATTGTCAGTTCTTTGGGCCCCTGGACGCTTCTTATCCTCATCGTGCCCGCCTTTAGACTCAACATGCAGAGTAGTCATCCCGTCTCCAGATGCTACAAAGTCAACCTCACAGCCCGTTCCAGGCATGTACACGTCTTTCTTAATCTTTGTATAGCCACGCTCTTTGAGATCCTGTAGGACTAAGCCTTCAAACTCATCTCCTGAGCGTTTAGATTCAGATTGAAAGTTCATATAGTAATTGTACTATATTGATATAATTTTAGTCAACTACTTCATGCTCTAATTGCTTGCCTATTGCTGCAGCTTTCTTTCGTATCTTCTCAGCTGATGCTATTGTATGTTCAATTGATTTTTGAAAGGATTTGCACATCTTGCATAGATCGAGCATATCTGGATAGTTTGCCCAGGCTGCTCTATTTGTCTCTATTGAACATGTCTTGCACATTGGTGTAGCCATTGTAGTTCTTTCTCTAATAAAGGGAAATCTCCCTTATAGAACTATTATACACCTTTAGGCTTCCCCGCCTTCTTCGTGCCCCAGAGGGCTATCACTCACTCCATATCTATCTGGATCGTCTAGTATCTCTTGCAGTAGCCCCACAGGCACATTG